CGGTTTTGTTGCGGACTACGATGACGTACCAGTGGACTGGGTAAACGTAGACCAGATACTGAAGACCCGTTGCGATGAGAACATGATGCCAACATGGCGTTCTAAGACTCAATCGGGGTTCATTCGTCTGGTATGGGAGTTTGAGAGTCCCCTGCCAGTAGCACCCGATTTGGCTGCGGCGTTTATGAAGCGACTATCGGACGCGCTTAAAGCATCGATGCTGTTGGGTGGGTTCGACAAGACCAGTTTGAAACCATCTCAGTATTTTGAGTTGGGTTCCGATTGGTGCAAGATCGGCAACCAGATACCGATTAACTTTGCACGAACCATTCTGCTCAAAGCGGCAAACGATACGCCGATAAAGACTTCGGATACGAACGTGCCGCTGGACGAGATTGCTGCTGAAGTGGCGAAGAGATTCCCCGACCGCTGGAAGGGCGAGTTCGTAGTGGGTGCTCGTGGGCCTCTCTTCTGGATCGAAGACGGTATTGACCGAGAGGGTTGTCAGGTGCGGGAAGATGGTATCGTTTGCTACTCTGATCGAGCAGGCAAAGGCTTTGCTTCTTGGCGTGAGATCTTAGGCAAAGCGTTCATGGATCGGTTTGAGGCTAAGAAGCTGTCTACCATATTAGACCAATACTGGTTTAACGGTAAGAGCTTCTACAAGTTATTGGGTGGTGGTCCAGTTGCCATACCCAAAGAGCAACTGGTATTGGAACTACGCAAGTCGGGTTTCAGCCCTAGACCTAAGAAGAACCAGACGATCTCTGAGGTTGAGCAAGCCATACTGTCCGTCTCAAACGATTGCCGTGTTGAGGAGGTTGCTCCTGTCGTCTTCTCGAAAGACAGAGTTGTTTGCTTTAACGGTAGAAAGATACTAAACAACTGCAGGACTAGCCCGATACCACCAGCAGAAGATGGAGACCCGTCCAACTGGCCTTGGCTCCACCAGTTTCTAACCCCGTTCTTTGCCGACGACGAGAACGGCGACTCTACACTGCCTTACTTCTTAGCGTGGTATCAGCGTTTGTACGCTGCCGTACTCAACCATCGTCTCGATCAGGGTCAGCTTCTGATCTTATTAGGTCCAACGGGTCACGGTAAAACGCTAATCACAAACAAGATTATTGGAACATCAGTTGGTGGTTTTAGCGATGCCTCCGATTACCTGTCGGGAAAGACGAACTTCAACCGTGATCTCTGTGGGTCTGCGGCATGGGTCATCGACGACCAAACTGCCGCCGCAACCTACGCCGATCAGCGCAAGTTTGTTGAGCTCACAAAGCGTTGCGTTGCCAACCCACGACTTGAGTACCATGCAAAGTACGCAGATGCCATTCCGCTTCCGTGGTCTGGTAGGGTGATGATGTCTCTGAATCTCGATGCGAACTCGTTGGCTGCGCTCCCGTCACTGGATAGCAGCAACAGGGATAAGATTATCGCGCTACGGATTAGTAGTGGGCGCAAAGTAAACTTCGGCTCTAATGACTTTGTTGAAACAACCATTAGCACTGAGCTGCCGTTCTTTCTCCGCTGGCTTCTAGATTGGAAACCCCCGATTACCGTAAAGGACTCCAGTCGCTTTGGCGTGAAAACTTACATCGATCCCTTCATTGAGGCTGCTGCTTACGACAATAGTTCACGTTCAGCAATTGCTGAAATGGTGGAGTTCTTCGCGAAGAAGGTTCGGGAGCATACAGACAAACCTAAATGGCGCGGTACGCTCACTGAGTTTACTGTCGTACTGCATGAGTCAAACGGTGGTCGTTCTGTCGGCAACTCCAACAACTTGGAGTTCGTCCGTAGAGGCATGACGGTACTTGAAGAAGTCAGCAGCCACAATAAAACCATCCGAACGGTGCGTAGTCGCGGAGACGGTGGCGGCAAAGTCTGGGAGATCGACCTGTCAGAGGCGTTCGATATCGACAAGGGGGACGCATTTAGCGACCACCCGACTTCTTTGTAATCTTAACGGAGGGGTCGTAGAGCTCAGTTATGGGAATGGTAAATTCGTCAGAGAACGAAAGCTTCCCGTCACTGGGGTCTATGTTGCCTCTTGGTAAGAATATAGCGGTGTCAAAGAATACAACTGACGGTAACCACCCAACAATAGTGGCTAGCGTCAGTTGTTCGTTGCACCGTACAAAGTAGTAAGCGTCGCACTTATTGGTCAGCTTTTCTTTCTTAGCCTCTGAGCCGTAGACTCTAGCAACGTAGTGCGGTTCGGGCACTGCGGATGCTTTGGTTGTCTTAACGTCAACCGTAAACTTATTCTTAGTTACGATGTCGTAGTCGTAGTTAATCTCACCGACGCGAGTACCGCCGATTAGCTCATGCACAAGGATTTCGCCCATCATGCCTATTGCATTACAGCGGCCTTTGGTTAAGGAGCCGTGTAGTACGCCCATGTCTTTAGCTTCCTGCTTGGCTTGTTTGCGTTGCAGGGCTGTGGGATGGATAACGATCATTAATAAATAGAGTACAAACGACTTTGATTGCCCGTACCGTACGGATCAATGTTAAGTCTAGGGATGGCAGCACCCCTGCTTGAGTTAACTTCCTCTTCTAAAAGTAAAGAGCACTTACTCCAGTGGTACTCTGCGCGTTCAACATCCGCGTTGTCTTCGGCTAGCCTGCCCAATAGACCGTGTTTGATTGCGCCGACGTTCGCTAAATGCACGATGTCATTATCCCCGATAACGGGTTCAAAGGCTCGCTTGCAAAGAACGTGTACAACCGTAGAGCCGTCCGTCGATCCGTTAATGCGGAACCGACGATAGCGGGTAAAGCCACTATCGGGACCAACGGTAGCGATTGTTGTGGCGGCATCCGCAGCGGTTGTCCGAATGTCATACTTGTTTAGTAACCCGTCAAAGCGGATACTCTCAACGGGACCCACCGCTTGTGAGAAGACCAAAGTAGTTGCGCCATCAGTACCAGCACTAAGAGACTTTGAAAAAGATTTTGTTGCCGTCGTCCCGTTGGCAGTATCTGCACCGATAGCCGTAACGGTAATGTTCTCACCGTTGGTATTGCTAATGGCTGTGGTTGAAGACGACCGCTCAGACGGCACAATGTGGAGCGTGTTGGCGATTGCTGCCGTAGCCACAGAGATTTTAGTTGGGCCGTAACCTGCATCAATTAGCCCCCACGAAACGCCCGTATTCCCGTTCAGCCCGACGCTTTTAAAGTCGTGCCACAAAGAACGAACGGGTACAGGATACCCGTCCACCATCGTGTGTAGGATTGAGTCTGCTTCTTCTGGTAGCGTGATGCAGCCATTCACTACGGGCAGGCTGTACTGCAAAGTCAAGTCCCGATACAGCCCCATGTTGTACATACGGGCTAGCACTTGGTTAAGACTCTTCTTGAAGTCGCCATCAGGCTCGACGTAAGTATCGAGCAATGAAGCTAATTGGTTAACCGTTGCTGCTGGCATAAAGGGAACAGTACACTTTTACAGGGCTAAGTCAAGCCCCAGATTTGGAGCCTTTACAGTTCCACTTCTTGCGGCTTAGGTTGTTGGGTGAGTTCGGGTCGTCACGCCAGTCGCCTTTAATAGCGTTGGATCGGGCGCAGTACGCGTCAGCTTTGGCGGTGTTGGGTCGAATACGGTCACCCCCATCCGCTGCGTTACCTGCTTGCCCAAACTTTACCGTGCGTGTACGGCCAGTTTTGGCGTTTGTAATTGTTTTTGAGAATCGTTTTTCCATAAGGGTTAAAAGTTAAGGGTTAAGTTAATAGAAAGTCCCCGAACAGGTATATGTGTATTTCGTGTAATAGTTACTCCCCACCGTACCGTATAGGACGATGATTTTAGAAAGATCCGCTGTGATTGTGTCAGTAGGTGTACTCCAAAGGTCGCGGATATACCATTTACCACGATGATTAAAAATACTAAAGGTTTTAAAATAGAATAAATCAGGCTCGAAAGAATGAGCACTCACAAGTGCTGGTTCTAAAACGTATGTATCTAAATATGTGGAGACATTACCCGAACCAATATTAGTATAATATAACGCAAACCCATCTTTAATAGTTGACGTTGCTGTAGCTGTAAATTCGGTGGCATTGGGTGGAGAGAACTGGCTAACAATCTCGTCTTTATATTCAATAACTTTCACATTATATTTCCAAAAAGCAGCGACATGGATAGAAATCTCAGTTATACTACTGGTATTATTCCAATCCTCAAACAACTCGTCAGATACAGACGAATACTCATCGCCAACAGGAGCCATTAAGACATAATCAGACATTTAAGCGGGTGGTAGTTCTTCAAAGTCTTGAGAAGCCGTAAGAATAATCGTACCAACTTCTCCGTCCTTCCAGCAGTAAAACTCAATAGGGATGCCGCCACCACCACCACTGCTACCGCGACCACTTCCGCCCGATTTGATATTAGACGACGGTGTTGTCGTCTGTTGGCTGGTGGTTACGCTTGAGGTTGTGACTTTATTATCGCTGCTTACTTTTGGTAGGTTTGCTACCGTTTGCTTAATAAAATCCCCAAGTTCTTTTTGGGCTTCTTGTTCGTCCATTAGTTTGTTAATTTAAGTCGGCGGCATCAAGCACCACAGCGGTGCATTTAGCCCATCCGTATTTAAAGGGTTCCACACTAGATTGAATAAGATATCTACCGCTTGTAGGAATACTAGCGGGTGAGGTTACGGGAAAAGTTGCTGGGTTTACAGCTCCAGTTATTGTTTTATTCGCGTTAGAAGTGGCATTCAAAGAAGGAAAATTATAACCAGTCCAACTAGCCTCAGCACTGGCAGATATTGCTAAAATTTCGGTGGCTTGACCTATACTAAGCAAGCCGTGGATTGTTGGCGGTACGTTTATTACGGTTACCGTTGTGTTTACGTCGAACTCTCTTTTTTTGGTAGTGCCTCTTTCTTGTGACTGGTTGAGTCCATTGTCAGACCAGCTAGCACTAGCACTGCCAGAAGCACCAGCAACTACGCTAGCTTTCATTCCCTGCGCCACTATAGTGTGGCCTACGGGCCTGAACTTCGGCCACCGTTGGCTGTTAGTGCGCGTTAAAATATCATTCGCTGTAACTTGCCCATTTACAATAGGCAGGAAAAAAGCATATATGGTAACGGGCGTGTTTGAGCCAGACGGCTGTTCAATATCGAGAACTACTTGTGGGGTAACGGAACCAGAACTCTGAGCCTGATCACCTTCAGCTCCGCCAAGACTCCAAGACGTACCCGACGAGTACCCGTTCCACTCACCGTCAGAAAAACCGACGCTAAGATCCTTAGTCCAAATTACTCTAACGCTTTTAAGAACGTCGGGTAATGGGATATCCATTTGGCTTGGCACGGCAAGCATATAGCCGCTTAGTGCCGATGTAGGTGGGGTGTAAGATGTTTTTAAAGTACGGTCTTCGTTAACCGCTTTATACGATGTGTGTGCTAAACCTGTATTTACGTCTACGGGTTTCACAAACTGTTCGGTGGAAACTACCTGAACACTAAGTAGTTCGTCCCACTCACTGGAAACAAGTGTGGGCCAAGCATCTACACTAACCGTTTCCTTAATCGAGCTGCCGTCACCCGTTGGCGTGACAACCGATTGGGCAACTAAGAATCCTGAATCAGGAGTCAGGATGCCCGACGAGTACGTTTCAACCGTGTTCGCTTTGGTAGACTCAACGTAGTTACGCTTGCCCAAAAGCACTACGTCGGTTGTAGGCTTTGGTTGGATTACACTCTTTACAAGTTTTACATTTGGGTTGAGCTGGTCTTGAGACGCTTGAAGCTCGTTCGCCGCTAGTGTTGGGCTAACCGCTATGCCTTCTACTATTTCCTCTGTGGTAGTTCTTGGTAGTGACGAACGGTACTTATCAGGAACCAGATCGGGTACTTGGGTTAGGTACGAAAGCTTGTAGTCTAAGAACGCTGTTTCAACATACGTATGCGTTTCTTGTACGTACAAAGAATCAAGTTCGGGCTGTTCGATCTTCTGCTGCTGCTTGTCAAAGAACACGTACGACACACCGTCAAATGTATCTTGTGGTACGTCTGGCATGGCGGAGCCAAACTCTGGTAGCGCGGGATCAAAGTCTGCTCTCGGCGTTACGTATTGCCTAAGCACCACTCGAAACTCTCGTCCGCCGACATTGCCGATGATGTTACGAAAGCCCGAAGCGAAGTTGTACAGATCTTGATTCTCACGGTCCGCAGCGTAGAAGAACTCAAAGACTCCGTCCCGCTCAATGTCAACGGTCTTGATGAAGATCAGCTTGTGGTACGGCCACTTTGCAGCGTTAGGATGCGGCGTACCGTATTCAGGAAACTCGCTGCGGGTGCAGTCCCGAACTTCGCTGAACAAGACATCCGTAGTAAGCGGAGTCGGAAAGATTTTCCTGTCCTGCCTGTACGGTGCTTGGGGTAGTTGGGAGATTGCCATAGTTTTAGATAAGGGCTATGGCCGCTACATTCATAAAGTCTACTGTTGGGCTCGCTGTGCCGTCTGCATTCGTAATAAACATTTCAATGTAGTCAGTATTCATCAGCTCAGCAATAGCTTGGCACGATACATGAGCCAAACTACCCGAACCTGTAGCTGTTGTCGAAATAATTGACGAACTCAATATTACTGACCCATTCTTGTGAAATGCAAACTTATAGTCGTTCCCGTTAGTACCATGAAAACTTAGCGCGGCAGTTAGCATAAACTTACGTGTTGCCGTTCCTGTATACGTTAATTTGTTGTTGGCAGGGTGTGTAAAGTTAGATAAATTATCAGCCGCTGTCGAACCAGCAACTTTTGCATATTGTCCAGTCGTGACTAATGTTGTTGCAACGATGCTCACAATATAATACTCACCGTATGCGGATTGAGTAAAGCCAGTACCGCCATCTGTAACTGGAATAGTTGCGTTAGCAGTCATCACAGCCGTGCCGTTCGCTTTTACATAGCCTGTAAGCGTAGCCGCTCCAGTACCGCCGCTCGCAACAGGTAAAGTAGTTAAATACACTGGACTCGTACCATTAGACGTAAGCACGCTACCCGCTGGTCCTATGGCACGTTTTGTTAAGGTATACTGGTTGTTAGCGTAGATAATATCCCCCACAGCATAACTGTAAATTCCAGTGCCACCACCACTTACACCGCCTACTGCAGAACCCCAAGTTGGTGCTGCCGTACCATTACTTACAAGTAGTTGTCCCGCAGTACCCACAGCAGTAAAATCAGTAGTACCCGCTCCTGTTTGGTACGGAATTGCACCAGCAGTTCCTCCTGCTATACTTGTAGCGGTTGTGGCATTACCCGTTAAAGCCGCCGTAATTATTCCAGCGGAAAAGTTTCCACTGCCATCCCGCGCAACAATGGCAGAAAGGGTGTTTGCGCTAGCGGCTGTGGTGGCGGAGTTGGATACTTTAAGAGCAGTTGAAATAGTTGCTAGCTTGGCATCAGTTATAGTACCGTTTGTGATCTTAGCATCCGTTACAGCACCGTCTGCTAGCTTGGCTGTTGTTACGGCTAAGTCTGCGATCTTAGCAGTTGTAACGCCAGTACTCCCACTACTATAGCTTTCGAGTTTAGCTGTAGTTACCGCTAAGTTTAAGATCTTAGCCGTAGTTACAGCGTCGTCTGCGATCTTAGCGGTTGTAACGCCAGTACTCCCACTACTATAGCTTTCGAGTTTAGCTGTGGTCACAGCACTGTCCGCGATCTTAATTGTGGTAACGCCAGTACCCGCTGTGGTATAGTTTTCCAGCTTCGCTGTAGTCACATTAAGGTTTGCGATCTTAGCTGTAGTCACGGAACCGTCTGCTGGAGTACTAACGCCAGCATCTGCAATAACAAGGGTATAAGTATCAGAAGGCATAATGTTTAAGCGTCGTTAGTGGTTTGTGCGCGAGCGGTGAGTGAGCCGTAAAGGAGTCTGGTGCGTACCGTAGGGTCTCCACGATCCATGAAAAGATCCCACTCATAGATACCGCTACCAGCCCGTAGGGTTTTAGTTTGGGTTTTGGTGATTGTAATTGTGACTTGCCCGTTAGTGGCGGGTGCTAAGACAGTAGGCGTAAGGTCAAGCACTTCGACCTTTGAAGCAACTTCCCGAACGTCAGCAATAAAGGTAGCTTGTGGTGTAGACGTACCCGCATCTGCCGACAGATTAACAGCAGTACCAGCCTGATTCTGAATGGTAAGCACGAAGCTGTAATCAGCTCCGCGATCTAGGGTAATGTTGTAGTTGGCTGCTAGCATTGCGGGTTATTTTTCTAATTTGAAATGCTTTTTTGGGGACACCAAAAAATCCTTCGGTATACCGTAGTGTTTTATATTAGTGAAGAGTCTGGAGAGATTGTGAAATCAT